CCTCGTACACCTGCAACACCGTCAACTCGCCGAAGCGCCCGGAAGGAGCGTCGACGACGATGCACGACGACTCGAAGTGGAACCAGAACGGGCCATCTCGGTACTTCGGTGCGCCCGGTATGTCGCACGATGCGCAGTCCTGGTCCAGAGGGGTCTCACGCCATCCAGTCGCGGTCACGGACGGACTGCCTAGCAGAGACGAACCGTCGCCAAACACCGCGGCCCGCCCGAGGCCCACAGCGACGAACGCGCCGAGCAGGGCGTCCCCTAGCCCAGGCATCAGCGTTATACCCAACGCCGACACCGTGAGCGGATCCAAAACGGACCGCCCGTACCCCTCGGGTATAGGCGCAGGTCCCGTGCCGGCACTGGTCGTCGTCTTGAACTCACCCAACAACGTATCGACGTACCCAGCCTGCTGGAACCCAATCGCCGCCGCTACGAATGGGTTTAGAGCGGCGTCTGCCGCGCAGCTATTACCACGCGCACCCGCAGCGACCGTAGTGAACGACCCGACCAGAACCGCAGGAGACGCCGGTGCGTAGTCCATGTCCATGACCGTCACGATGCCGGACGCAGCGGACTGAAACACCGTCTCCCGTACCAGATCGGGTACCAACGCAGTACCATCTACCTGCTGATCGGAATTGACGCCCGCCGTGCTGCCTTCGCGCGGCAACACAGTCCCGACCTGCACACCGGTAGGCGTATCAAGACGTATCGCAGCGTTGAATACGAAGCGCCGAGGCGACGGCGAGTAGATAGGGAAGCCGAACTCGTCGAGCCCAGATACGACCAGTACGCTGCCCATTTTGGTGCTTGCCAGCACAACACGGTTGTGCTGTGTCCCGCCGCTACTGCCTTCGAACACGGTTACGACCGTGCCCTCGGCCTTGGACGTCGCGTCGACAAGCCGATCGCCCGGCAGTATGCCACGCGCACCAACCTTCGTGTATCGCACCGACCACACGGAATTGTATACTTCAGACAGCACAGTCGGAAACATGTACGCCGCGACGCCTGTCACCGGCGCTACGTGCGTGCCGCGGTTGCGCGGGCTCGTCGGCGTCCCGAACGTACCAAAGATGTCCGCGTCCCCCACGCCATCGACGAGGGTCACCCCGCTTGCGAACGACCCTGTGCTGCGCTGGAACGCGGGTAGCGTCGTGGCTCCCACGCCGGTGGACCGCGGGAAGAACTCACCCGCAGCCGGGGGACTCACCACCACGTTACCGAGCAACGACGCATGCGCCCCAGTAACGGGGGCCACAGACGCGCCCACTCCTACGGCGGCAAGGGCGGCGAGCTGCGCGACCACACTCCCGACAGCGGCCGCGATACCGGCCGCAAGAGCCGAGAACGACCCAGCCACGACCGCAGAAGCTGGTCCCACCGGCCATGACGCCCCGTCGGCCGCGACGTCGAGGCTACCCAAGGACAGCCCAGAGCGTGACACCCCGGAGACCGGCGTAACAAACGCGCCCGCCGCAACCGCCGGCAGGAGCGGCAAGACCACCGCAGCAGCCCCCTGAACGGGCCCAATGGCTAGGCCAGACGCGGCTGTAGGCATCGCGCCAAGCGAGGCGCTGCCCACCCCGATAACCGGCGCGATGCCTACGGCCGTGCCCAGAAACGGCGTCGTGGACGCCGACGCCGGACCGAAGACGTTGACCAGCGCCTGGCCAGAGGCCGACACCGTGAAATTAGGAAGCGTGCGAGACCCGACACCAAACAGTAGCGGGAAGACCGTCCCGACGGCCTCGGCGCGCACTCCACCGGCAGGTACAACGATCGTCGCCGACCCGAAGGCGAACGCAGGCGCAACGTAGAACCCTGCGGCCGCGCACGCGAAGCTGGCCAGCGCCGACGCATGCACACCAAAGCAGGGGGCTATATGCCCGCCAACCCCGGCGGCCGGCAGGAACTCCGGGATTGCGCTCGAACCGACGGCCGACGCAGTCGTCAAGCCGACGGCTACGGCGGAAACCGCTGATACGGACGTCGCACCAGTCCCGATCGTCAACGACCACCCGGACGCGATCGCCGCCAAAGCCCCCAGAGACGCAGACGCGCTGCCCAGAAGAACCTGACCACCAGACGTGTTGGTGGTAAACGGGCCAAGGGTCGCTTGCCCGTACCCGGACATCGTGGGCGGATCCCAGGCGCCTACCGCCTCGACGACAAACCTATCGGCAGGATCCGGGCCATCCAGGATGGCGCTACCGACGCCGCTCGCGCCGCGCACGCCCTCCGCAAAGCAGACGAGGTCCTCAAGGACGGCCGCGCCGACGCCGCTTCCGCCTCGCGCGCCGTCGGCGACGCAGATGAAGTCTCCGATCGTACCGGCGCCGACACCTACCGGAAGAAGCAGACCGTCGGCAGCGCACGCTAGCGGCCCGAGCTCGGCCGCACCCGCACCTACGACCGTGGATCCGAACGCGACCGCAACAAACGCCTCGAGCGTTGGGTCACCCGCGCCGGATACGGGCGGCCCGACAGCACCCGCTGCGCCAACGACGAAGCCGTCGAGCGTACTTGCGCCCGTACCGGTGATCGGGTCGAGCGTAAAATACGGGATGCGCGGTACACGCGTCCGCATACGTCACCACCGATCAAGTAGCGCCGGCGCGTAGCGCGCCGGGCATGTCAGGCGCCGGGAGCCGTGATCTGGAAGCTGGTGATCGAAACCGGACCGGTGGCGACGATCGACGTCGTGTTCAAGATCAGGTCTGCGGTGGTGCTGCCCGTTGCCCCGACCTCGCCATCGATGACCGCGGTGGTACCGTTGGACTGGAAGATGCGAAACCACGTCGCGGTGCCGCTGGCGTTGGCCGAGTTGTCGCTCTGGATGGAGTTCAGCGTCAGGACCCCACCGGAGGCAGGTGGCGCCATCGGTGCCCCGAGCGTCAGCTCGGCGAGAACGGCGTTGCCCGCGGGAGCCGTGGCGACGTTGGCCGGCCGGGTGCCGCTGTAGATCACGAGGATGCCGCTGTTGCCCACGGACGACGTGATGGCGTTCAGGATTGCGTTGCGGGAATCGGTCGAAAGCTTCAAAGCCATTAGAGTTTTCCTTACCGAAGAGGGTTACACATCGGGGGTTCGAGAGACGAGGACGTTCGCCCCGGCCGAGGTCACAAGCGCCCTAGACGAAAACGGCACGATCGCCGCAGCTCCGCCGTTACGAACCGATACATCGACCTCGAACGGGGCGATGAACGAGACCGATACGCTCTCCGACGTTGTTGTGGCAGCTCTGTCGATCAGAGGCACGAACATATCGTCGCTGGGTGATACACCTACCACAAGGGGAGGGGATAGTCCACCGAATGTCTTGGTCACGAAATCGACGCCGGCGTACTCGTATCGCCGCCCCCGAACGCGAAGCGTTCCGGCAAACGGCGTATCCAGCTTGATGGGCTCCTGGACGCTGAGCGACGTCAGCCCAACACCGGCCTGGATAGGGGTGTACTCGTCCCGCAGGAGTTCGCCGCCGCTCACGCGGGCAACTAGGAGTCGATCGCCTGCCACAAGATTACCTACCGAGATCGTAACGGCACTCGGTGGGATCTGCACTGTGCCGTCATCTGCGATGAGCCGATACATATCGGACTCAGCTGGCAGAGCTCCGACGAGCCGCCACCCTTGCGCCACATAGAACACATTGCCGACGTAGACCCCGAACGGGGCATTCGGGTTCTCCGCATAGTAGGGTCGAAGCCGCCGATACCGCTCGCCCGGCACCCCACCGACCAAAAACTGGCTACCACGCCGCGTGATAAACTGAAGATATTGATACGCCTGGTGTAGCGTGCAACCGGACGATAGCGCAATCGTACCCGCGTAGAGACGAGGCCCGAGCCCGTTACCCAGGTCGTGGGACACATCACCCACGACAAGCGATACCTTGGACGCGAGATCGGCCGCGTCTACCAATCCGAGCGTGATCAGCGGATCCGCCGCAGTCGGAACTACGACGTTGCCGTCCGGGTTGGCCGGATACACGTCGACATGCCCGTATGTCCGCCCGTACTGCCGGCTGAACACGGTGAAGGACCCGTCGGTGCGGGGAACGGCGTCCGTCGTAACGTCGAGGTGGTACGTGCCGGACACACTCGAGTCGTATACGGCGTAGTCGTCAGACTGAACGAACGCAGTCGGCGCCCCTGCACTGAACGACACCACCGCCGCTGGCGGGTACACAATCGCCAGCAGCAAAAACGACGGCACCCGCGGCGCAAACGATACCACCGCGGCCGGTGGCGTTATCAGAACTGGAACGCCTATCTCGGGAGCCGGTGCCGATATCGCTACAGACGCCGCAGGTACAAGTACGTTTAGCGATATGGGTACCGTCGGCGGCTGTCCAGCGAACGATACAGTAGCAGCCGGCACGACAATTCCGGCGGGAATCGAGATCGTTGGCGGCTGCCCTACGAACGCGATAGACCTCACCGGCGGCTCGATACCGACCGATAAGATAAGCGACGGAGGCTGCGCGACGATCGAGATGTCGCGCGCTGGCGGCTCGACGACGACAGATAGGGCTACGGTAGGTGCGGCAGTCGCGAACGACACCGCCGCGGCGGGCGGCTCGACGACGACAGATAGGGCTACGGTAGGCGCGTCAGACGCGAACGACACCGCCGCGGCGGGCGCGTTGATCGCGACAGATATGGCTACGGTAGGCGCGTCAGTCGCGAACGACACCGCCGCGACGGGCGCGCTGATCTCGACACCGCCGAGACCAGCGTCGTGACCCAGCGTCGTACCGATGAGTAATGTCAGACCAGAGACAGCAGCCATACGTCACCAGTCCGCCGTTACAGGTGGCTAGGTCATGCGCTCAAGCGCCGCAGGGCCTCGATGGTGTCGGTGGTCTCTTGGATCTCGGCGTCGATTTCCGCGATCTGAGGGCCGTCTCCGCGCGCGGTGGCGGTCGCCTTCGAGTTGTTGAGCGTTGCGAGCTTGGCTTGCGCCAGAGCGATGAGGTCGAGAATGGTCATCGGATGTGGCCTCAGACCAGCGGGATCAGCTCTTGGCTGATCGTGGACAGGTGCACCTGGAGGAGCACGACGTCGTACTTGTCCGTGCCGTCGATCGCCGCGTAGGCCGCCATGCGCCCGCCGATCGCGGCGGTGCCGGATTGGATGAAGTCGGTCGGCGTGTACGGCGAAAAGACGCGGTTTTTGGCGTCGAAGCGGTAGATCTGAGAAATCTGCGACGCGACGTAGACGTTGATGTAGGAGAACCGGCCCTCCTGGCCGTAGGGCGAATACGCGCCGCATGTGCCTGCGCCGAAGCTGTTTACCGCGCCGTCGTAGGTGATGTTTCCAGTCCACGCGCCGGCCGTGCCGCCCGCGATGTCGAGGACATCAAGCGTCACCGCGCCGCCGCCGCGGAAGAAGTAGTTGAACGAATGGCGCGCGTTGCGCGCGGCGTCCACCTCGATGCCGAACGACGGGCACCAGAGGTTGCCAGCGGCGTTCGCGGCGGGCGCGGTGCCGAAATAGGTCGTTGACCATGCGTTCGAGGCGATGGTCGTGGTGCCGTTGTTCTGCGAGGCGTCGGTGTAGTTGTAGGTGTAGGTCGTCGTGTTGCCAGCGGTCCTCAGGACGATCTGGTTCGGCTGCTCGATCACGAACTTGGCCGTGGCCGACGGCGTCGTCGTCCAGTTCGTTCCGAGCGTGTAGACCGCGCTCGGCCCAGCAGTGTGCGACGCGATCAGGCGACGCTGCCCGACAGCGGCGGGCGTGCCGGTGTCCTGAACGATGCGGATCTGGAAATTGCGATACTCGTTTGCCGCAACGACAGCGTCGCCGTTCGCCGCTTGCCCCGTGATTGTGCCCGCAGCGGTGGCAGTTGCTTCAAGCGCCTTCCGCGACACGATGTTCGCGTCGTAGGTGAAGGCGCCCTTGATCATTCCTTCGCCCGGCTCGCAATTGTATGGGCCGTACTGCTCGTCCATCACGAGGATTGCGCTATCGGTGGCGATTGTCGGGAGGTTCGTCGTGCCGAGGTTCGCCAGCGTATTCGTCGCGACCTCGAAAGAGCGCCACGACGCGGCGGCAATCGCGCCGCTCGACAGCATGATGACGCGGCCCGAAAGAAGCTCGTATCGCGCGCCGCTGGCCGGGGTGAAGGTAAAGGCGTTGTCGACGCGGATCGTCGGCGTCGTGCCTGCGGTGTTGCCGACGATGAAGCGTTCTTCGGTCTTGCCCGCAGTCGTGTCGATGAGGCGGATCTTGAAGCCGTAGTCGCCGCTGCCTCCGCGATTGGCGAGCATGTTCGTGCCGACCGCAGTCGGCAGTGCGGTGGACAACGTGAAGGTTGTCGTGGTCGCGCCTGCGGCGATGGTGCCGACGGCCGCGAAGCTCGGCACGAAGCACATGGCAGCGGACGCTGCGACAGCGGCGACGCCGACGTTGCCGACCGCAAGCTGCCAGCCTTTCGTGACGATGTTGTAGCGATTGAGGATCGTGGTCGAGATCAGATTGTAGACGAACGGATTGCGTGAGATGTCCGACCGCATGTCCGCGCACATTGCCGTGCCCGCAGCATGCGCGTTCGGTGCGGGCGCGACTTGCGCCCACATCATGCGATCGACGACCTTTTTGAACGTGTTCGCCATGCGTCAAACCTCAGGTAATGCGTGCGCGGACGCATTGCGCCCACGCAGTCAGATTGATGCCGACGACCTGCACCTGCGCCGAGTAGCCGCCGATGGCGGCGACGTTCACAAGCGATGAGACAGTCGTGCAGGTGGTGACGGTGGTGACGGTGCTGACCGTCGTCACCGTGCCGCTCTCGATGATGCCCGTGACACGCTGTCGCGACAGCGCGCGATCGAAGCCCATCGGCGACATCAGCACGTTGAGGATGCGCGACAGCAGCGACATCGCGCCGCCGCTTTCCTGCGTCGGCAGCGGGTTCGATCCGTTGACGTCCGCGACCGTTTTCCCGTCATCAGCGCCGTCGAGGGTTGCAAGACCGACGACCTGCACATGCGCAGTTTCGCCGCTGTAGATGACGTCGCGTGATGCAGACTTCTTTGGACCGACGCCTTCGGTAAGCGAGATGTTATCCGGCATGTCACCACCTACTACGGCGTGGTCGTGCCGGAGATGATACCGGCCGCGGCCCAGATGATCTTGAAGTCGGTCGTGTCAGGTGCCGTCTGGACGCCGTCGAAGTTGATGTGCATGAGCGGCGGGTCGCCGCCGTCCGAGTCGTTGTAGATGAGAGCGAAGGCGGCGGCGATCGGCCCGCCAGCCGCGGCCCAGACGACGTCATCGGCATCGAAGCGCCCGTCGTTGGTCGTAACCACGCTGACCAGGACGTTGGTCAGGTCTTTGGCGTTCTGCACATATCCGTTGGCCGTCGGCAGCTGCGTGGCGCCGGCCTCGGCTGCCGCCTTCGTCGTCGCCGTGGCATCGAACGGCAGCACCGAGTACAGGTTGATCTTGTATACATCGGACTGCGCATTCTCGCCGCTCATGATCCGCTTCACGGTGTGGTTGTACAGCGTAACGGTGACCGGCACGGGATAGCCTCCATCGCACAACGGCGTCGTAAAAGAGGACCCCCGACGGGGGCGTCAGGGGTCCAAGTCAGGGGAGGGGAAACGTCACGCCGCTGCGAGATGCCCATCTAGGAGCGGCAGATCCATATACCACGTTGCGCAGGTAAACGCAAGTCAGCTCAGAAGGGGCGGCCCGGCCGAATACGGGTGGTTCACGAACAACGGAATGCCGTACTCCCAGGCGAGAAACCCCTCGACCAGCTGCTGCTCGGAGCGTGTGAGCATATTGCGGTAGATGATGATCTCCGAGATCATCCCGTCCCACCGCCCGCCCGCGCCGTCTATGCGCTTGAACGCATAGAAGTACATGGTGTTCTGGAACTCGATCGCTGGACCGGTCGATATATCCTGAAGCACTGTCGCGGCGTCGGACGGGGCCCCGTTCAGATAAGCCCGCGTACCGATGTTGCCCACCGCCGAAGTGCAGTAGATAGCAGAGGTGTATACGAACGGCGCGTTCTCGACGAACGACGGCACGGAGCTGTAACCGGGCGCCGACTCCGGCGCGTGGACCGTTGTCTGTCCCCCCGTACCGCTACTCAGGGCTTCCGTCCGCATCTGGAGCTGAATGGCATCCCTGTGTATACGGAACCCGCCAGGTAGCGTGCCATAATTCGCAAACCGCCCGGACGTCATGGAGAAGAGCTCGCCAGTCGAGTCCATGTACGTTTTGCGCTGCGTGCCGACGATGAACGTCGTAATCGTACCGTCGATCGGGCCGTCCTCGGTGAAGTCGAACCCCAAGGAATCGGCCCCAATCATGACAGCCGAACCACCGAGGGACGACGGCTGCGACCCCTGGCTACGCAGCGCGGGGCGCCCGTTGAGGCCAGCCTCGAGCCACTGCGGCCGCTCTGTGTTGCCTGCCGTGAGCTTGCGCATGGAGGCCGGGTCGGCCAGCAACCCACCGCGGCCGATGTCCAGCCACTGAGACACGGCTGGGTACCCAGACTGATCCACGACGGTCACCGAGTCCATCCGCCGCGCCGTGAACCACAGCCGCGGCGCGTGCCCTCCGCGCGGCAGTCTATGCGCCGGCGTCCACATCCGGCCGGCCAGCTGCGCGCTATCGTACGGCGAAATCGGGCGCGGCATGGGTCAGACCGTGGTCGTGTCCTCGCCGAACTGCGTTATGTGGAACGCATGACCGCTGGCAGCCAGCGGTGCGCCGGCGTTGTTGATGAACGAGAACCTCACAGGGAACGGCGGGATGACGACGGTCTCGGTGACGACCTTGGCGCTCGCACCCGCCGTCAGGTTGAACGGGATGAGCCGCCCGCCGGACCGGTCTGGGGTATCCGTGCCGTCGCCGATGACCATGCGCGCCGTCACCGCGGGGTTGGTGCCAGGCGTAAACGACCCGAGCTTGAGCGTCAGCAGCGCGTTGATCTCCCGGTTGGTCACGTTCGCGCTGAACAGGACCTGCGCACTCTCGGCGTTGAGCGCCAGCGAATTGAGCTCCGAACCGAGCAAGTTAGCCGTACGTGCGAGCGGCACACCCCACTTGACGTAGATACCCATGACCGCGCGCCTCCTCGCCAGATAGAAGCCCGGAGGGTATCACGTCCAGCCGGCAGCTGCAACCACAGGGGGCAAGACCGGACGCGCTTCGCGTCCCAGCGCAGCCCCGCCCTGCAAGCCGATCGACAGCATCAGGTACTGCAACGCCTCGGCGACATGGCTGTGCCGGTTCTTCTCGATGAGCATGTCGCCCGTCGGCTTGTACCTGTAGCCGCCCATCATGGCCGCCTTGAGGCTAGTGCAACGCGGATCGACGAGCAGCGCCGGGTCGCCGTCGACCTGCCGCATGAGGAAGTCGTCCACCGCGTTGATCCGCGCCGACACGCTGTTGGTCCGGGCGGGCATGACCCGCAGCCCCTCGGCCTTGATTATGTCCACCACGCTACGCTCGTCCGTCTGCGCCCGCTGCACGCCCGCCGGGTCGACGACGACCAGCACAGGCACGCCGATGAACCTCTCGTTCAGTAGGGGCTTGAGCATCGTCCGGACGAACCGCTGCACGCCCATGTCGAAGCTCACCGCCTCCGCGAGCACGAGCGCACGCCCCCGCAGGTCCTGCTGTCCTATGACTGCCGCGGGCGTGAGGCCAAGGTCCATGCCGACCACGACAGGGCGAACCCCGTTGACGATGGGGCGGAGAGCAGACTTGGCCATGTGGTAGTCCGGCCGGAAGTACTTGTATACCGGCTGACCCGCGGACGACAGCCCGTACTCCCCGTCGATGTACACGCGAATGTACTCTTCCGAGCGACCCTGCGTATCGTAATACCCCTCCGGCAGGTTCTCGACGTTCTCCGCCAGCGCGCTACGCCCGGAGGGCTGCTTGAAGACCTCCCAGCCGTTGTCGTTGGGCGACACACCATCGGTAGGGTCCAGGCCCTCCATCTGGTAATACCACCATGTGTCCATGGTCGGTGGGTTGGTGTCGCCCCACATCCCGAACCACGTGGGGCCGCCGTCCTTCTTGGACGGGAAACGACCGACGCGTTTGGACATCGCGTCGACGATGGCGGGGTCGATGTCACGGCACTCGTTGAACCACGCACCCGTCAGCTCGAGCGAGTTCAGGTTGGCCACGTCGTCGGCGTCGTCAAGCGCGCGGAACATGACCTCCGCCTCGACGTCCCCTAGTTTCAGAAAGAACGTCTTGGTCGTCTTCATGAAGTCGCCGCACACGCCGCTGGGGAACCAGTCCAGGAACGTCTTGATCGTGGTGTCCTGAAGCTGCCGCGCCGTCTCGCGCACGACGGCCCAGCGCGTGCGTTGCTTGCCGCGGCTGTCGGGGGCCTGTGCGCTTGCGCGTCGCACGATCTCGAAGCAACACGTCACGCTCTTGCCGGACCCGACGGGCCCCATGAGGACCCGCATCGGCCGGTCACACAGCATGAACCGCCGGCCGGTGGGCGGCGGTGTGTAGTCAATCTGCATTGCCCAGCACCATTGGGGGCGGCGCACCGCCCAGGTTGATCGTGATGCGCACGTTGCCTCCACCCTCGCCCCCGACCGACGCCGGCGCCTCAAGGCCGCCCCAGCGCACCGTCGCCTTGATCAGGTCGGCCTTGACCGCGGGGCTTACGCCAGGGTCGTGGATCAGTATCCAGGACGTCTTGAGCAGCTCATCCGCCTGTGCGCGCGCCTTGAGCCGGAACGTCATGCCCTTCTCGCGGACATCCGCCCGGAGCTCGCTGACCTTGCGCAAAAACGTGGGGTCCTTGCGAACGGCCAAGAACGCCGAGACGCTCAGATTGTGCCGGCCAAGTATATCGGAAATGGGCTCTTCGGAACCCTCGAGGGCGAGGGCAACGTCAAGCGCGAGGGGGTCTGACCACATTAGGGTATACAGTCTGGTTTTGGGGGGCTTGGTGTGCGGACCCTACTGCAAACAGGGGGGCGGGTCAAATCGCCTGTCCAGGTGCCCCCCGTCCAGGCGGGCGAGGCCGGCGAGGCCGGCGAGGCCGGCGAGGCCGGCGATGGCGGTCGATTTGACATTAGCGGCGATGTATGGTCTATTAAATGTGTCGACGGCATCCCGCCGCCGACCGTTGTTTGAAAGGGTCAATATGGGTAACAACAACAAGTACCTGCGCGAAACCGCGCAGGGTCGCTGGACGGCGCTGTACCGCGCCTTCCGGCAGATAAGCCGGCAGGCGAAGTACCTAAACCCCGACGAGCTCGCCGTGGAGGCGGCGGCCAGGACGGTGGAGGCGGGCGACGTGCCCGCATGGTTCGCTCTGCGAATGGGGCGAGCACTCGCCTCGGTGGCGTGGGCAGATAGGCGGCCGCCGAAGCGGCCGCTTGCGCGGCTCGAGTGGCGGTGCGCCGTCCACCGCCTAAAGGCGGCGGGCGACAGAGAGCCGATCAGGGGCCCACGCCCCTGGTGGAACTAACCGGGAAGGGGAGGGCGAAAGCCCTCTCCGACCTCAGATAGAAGGATACGAAGATGACGAAGCTGGCAATTACCGAAGAGGAACTCGAGTGCCTCGAGTGGCTGCACTACCAGCCACCAGGCACGACGCTCGGCGAGATCATCGCCGACGCGTTGAGGTCCAGAGACCTGGCCCTCGCCGAGATCGAGGAACGCCGCAAAGCGGCGGGCCCTCACCCGGAGACGGATTAATCAGGAGAGGCGGCGCAGCGATGCGCCGCCTTTTTTGTGTGCGTTAGCACCGTAGCTAACAACGCGTAGCTCGCGTTGCTCGCTACTTCGTCGGGGGCCTGTTGCCCGGGGGGTGGCTGCCGCGGCCAGCGAGGCTAGCGAGGCCGGCAAGGCCAGCGAGGCCAGCGAGGCTGGTCGATTTGACATTAACAACGAAGTATGGTCTATTAAATGTGTCGGCGGCATCCCGCCGCCGACTGTTGTTTGAGGTGTAAGATGGTACGTTTAGTAGCGGCCGTCGCCTTGAGGGCGGCCGATGGATACACCGGCGCCGCAGCGCGGCGCCGGATCAACAAGGTGTACCGTGAACATGACGAGTCACACCTCTGGCCGGTAAACGGCCGGTTCAACGCCACGGAGCGAGCGATCCGCGCAGTTAGGCGCGCGGAACGAGAAGGGTTGGTCATCGAGGGTGACCTCGACTACGCCATGACCATAGAACAGTACCTCAGCAAGATCGTGAATAGTCTCTGACTTAGGGCGGCGCAGCGATGCGCCGCCTTTTTCTTTGCGTGTTAGCACCGTAGTTAACAGCGCGTAGCTCGCGTTGCTCGCTACTTCGTCGGGGGCCTGTTGCCCGGGGGGTAGCTGCCGCGGCCGGCAAGGCCGGCAAGGCCGGCAAGGCCGGCAAGGCCGGCAAGGCCGGCAAGGCCGGCAAGGCCGGCAAGGCCGGCAAGGCCGGCAATAGCAGCCGATTTGACATTAGCAGCGATGTATGGTCTATTGATTGTGCCCCGGGCGACCGGTGCGGTTGTTTGACAATTAAATATGCACCGATCGGGATCGGGGATCCCCGGGCTTAAAACGCCCGAAATTGGAGACTACTACTATGTCCAAGATCCTCCAGACCGCCCCCCGCCCCGCGGGGATTGTGCTGCCCGCTGCTCCGGTGGCGAAGACCGACCTGATTGTGCTCACTCAGCACAGCAAGGCGATCTTCATTCCGGTCCAGTGGCCGACCGATAGCGAGCTTTATCGGTCGGGCCTGCACATGGATGGGCTCCGCAAGGCCGCGTTTGACACGCGAGAAATGCGCGAGTTCAACGCCTACGGCGAAATGCATCTCGCCTGGGCGCACGCATCCATGCTCCTGAACGACGAACTCAACATGGAAGTCGCGAAGTACGCGAACGCCATGACGGGTGCGATCCGCAAGCGCAGTACCGACATGTTCAAAATTGGATACAAGCCCAAGTCTCGTAGCAACAAGGGCCTCCTGTTGACGAACATGGCGGACCAGCCCGACGAAGAATAACAGCCTATCCCGGCCCGGGCAGAAGCCCGGGCCGGGCCTTAAGCCCAACGTAAAGGATAATAGACATGCTTTCGAAGTATGATGCCGCGCTTAGCGCCGTTCTTGACGCCGACGTTGTTGCTAATGCGGCCCGAGCAGAGTATAGGGCAGAAGCGATACGCGAACTCGAGACGCATTTCCGCGCCATCAAGGCGATCTGCGCCGACATGGAGGCGGCCGGGTGCTACAACCCCCGCGACTTTAACGTGATATGGAGCACGATCAGGTGTGATCGTGGGTAACTACCAGGGCGGCGCAGCGATGCGCCGCCCTTTCTTTTTATCTGCTTTTATTGTTAGCGGCGCCGGCGCTGCGGTGGCGCTCTATACTGTCTCCCATACGTCGGGGGTCTGTACCGCGCGCGCAGTGGCTCGACATAGTGGTTACACCCCGCGCGCGTGGGGGGCACGGCCTAGTGGTTACACTCCGCACGGCTTAGTGGTTACACTTTGCACGACCCAGGGGGCACACTCCGCGCGTGTTGTGGGTTACATTCCGCGCGTTAGGCATTTAATCCACCCGATGTAAACATCGACTACACATAGATTATTTACCGGCCAAACGACCGTAAGTCACTGATACCTAACGTTATTCTCGGATGTTCGCGTCTAGATTGTAGATTGTGCGGGTCGGGGGGCACCACACCCCGCAAAACGCCGAAAAGATGTGGTAGTTCAGTGGCTTAGCGTGTAACCAGCATCTATTATTATTATGTATCTAATATAAATAATATATTTAATATATGATTCTATGCTACCCTTTCCTCATGAGCTCGCCTCCTTACGCAACTTGCATCAGCCCCCCACACGCGGAGTTCCCCCTACCAAAAACACTAGATTATTTATATTGTTTACACGTTCCGGACAGCTAACCCACTGATTCACATAGTGTTTTCCCATGATATAAAATTGACAATTTTCAAAATCCGGAATAGATTAAAAATCCGGTCCGAAATCCCTTCGGGCCGCCAAAGGAGTGCTCAGAATGCGTCCATCGCTTCTTGCTTCGACCCTCGAGTCCCTGTTCAAGCTGCGCCGTCCGGTGCTCATCGAGGGCAGCCCCGGCATCGGCAAGACGTCGATCCCCAAGGCGGTCGCCAACCGTCTCGGCTGGCAGTACATCGAGCGGCACCCGCCGCTCATGCTCGTCGAGGACTTCGGCATCCCCAAGCTGGGCACCGACGTCATCGAGTACGTCCTGCCCTGGTGGTATCCCGCCAAGGGCTCCCGCTGGGACAACGGCACCCCCGGCGTCCTGTGCTTCGACGACATGGCGCAGGGTTCCGCTGATCTTCAGAAGGTTGTCGCCAACATCATCCAGGCGAGGGAATTGCACGGTGCGCCGATGAGCGACGACTGGACCGTCGTCATGACAGGCAACCGTGTCGAGGACCGTGCCGGCGCGAACAAGCTGCTCAGCCATTTCCGTAACCGATTGACGGCGATCAACATGGAAGTGAGCCCGCAGGACTGGCATGAGTGGGCCTCTGCGGCTGGCGTTCATCTGCATGTTCGTTCGTTCCTTCGGTGGAAGGAGAGCATGCTCAACAAGTTCGACCCGGCGCAGCAGGCGAACCCGACACCGCGGCAGTGGGCCGAGGCGATCTCGCCCCAGATCGGCGTCATCCTGCCGGAGGCTGAGCTGGAGACGTTCGCTGGATCGATCGGTGAAGGCGCGGCCATCGAGTTCGTCGCGTTCAGCAAGGTCATGCAGACGCTGCCGTCCCTCGACGCCGCGATCCTGAACCCCAAGACCGCCGCTCTGCCCACCGAGCTGTCGGCTCGGTATGCCGTTACGCTCGGTCTGGTCGACCGTGTTACGCCCAACACGTTCGACAACATCGTCACCTACATGCGCCGTCTGGTCGCCGCTGACCCGGCCTCCGGGATGGACCGTCCGGTGCACGAGTTCATGATCCTGTTCATCAAGGAGGCCAT